AAATGCAGCTGGTCGCCCTGACCCGTGAAGGCGTTCTCGGCCTGTCGCATTCCGGGATCTATTACCCGGAAGGCCGGTTCGGGAACTATGATTACTCCGAGCCGGTGACGGCAAAGGTGGCCCTCCGTGCCCTCAGACGTTCGGAGGTGCCGGCATGAAGCTTTACGCCCCCCTTGCACCGGATCTTTCCCGCGTTCCCTTTCCAGATGCCCTGGAAGCAATCGAATACGAGGCGCTGGTCCAGGAACTGATTGCCGGCTACCAGGCGAAAATGGCGGAGGCCCGCGTTGCCAATCCGGACTGGCCCGAATGGGATGTTGGTAACAAACTGACAGACCCGGCCGTCATCCAGATGGAGGCGGTTGCAACGGTCCGGCTTCTGGACCGGATCCGTGTCAATGATGGCATCAAGGCGTTCCTGGCACCCTTTGCCAAGGGATCCAACCTGGACAACCTGGTTCTGGGTCAAGGGGTCACCCGCAAGGTCCTGAAGGAAGCAACGGCAACGGAACCTGTGGTCATGCAGACCGATGAAAGCCTGTTGCTGCAGTATCTGTTTTCCTTCCAGTTGCCCGCCGTCGCATCAACAGGCGGGATCCTTTATGACGCCTGGGATGTCTGGCCCGCGATGACCGATGGAAGCGGCATGCTGGACGCCCGCGTCAACGGCTGGAAGGTCCACAAACAGCTCGGCAATCTCAACCGGCGCGGGGATCAGGATCTGGTTCTTGCCGGGCCAAATGGCGAGGCTCCACCGGCTGACATCCTTTCCCAGATCCGCGCCCGGGTCTTGAGTGAAAAGCGGATGCTGGACGGGTTCGGCCTTCAGGTCATGGCCGCCAAGCGTCACGTTTACAATGTGCATCAAACGATCACGGTCCTGGGCAATGGCCCGGCGCTGGATCTTATTCTGGCCGAGGTGGAAGCTGCGATCCGCAAGGCCGCGGCCCGGCGCATGCTCATCGGCGCGCAGATCCAGCCCGAGTTTCTTACCGGCCCGTCTTTCGTGGAAGGTGTTTGGGCAATTGAAGATCACGCACCGGTTTCGGTCGCCGCCGATCCTTACACGATCCCGGTCTTGGGCGATGTCACTTTGACCCCTGAGGTGCTGCCGTGACCGACTTCAGCATCCTTCAGCCGGACAGTGCGGACGTTCAAGAACGGATCATGTCCAAGGTTCTGTCCTACGATCTGGACGTTCCTTATGAGATCATCATGGATCCCTACCGGACACCGGCAAGGTTCCTGCCGTTTCTGGCGTTCCATTATGGCGCGGACCTTTGGATCCCCAGCTGGACAGAGGCCCAGAAGCGCGAGGCGGTCGCCCAATTCGCGGGCCGCTCCACCGTCTATCCTGGCGAAAAGCTCGCAGGCCTTAAAACCACCCGTGAAGGCGTGCGGCGCTACCTTGCCCTGGTCGGGGCGGAACTGATCGACACGGTCTCCTATCCGCAGCGGGTCGTGGTCGGCCGGACGGTCAAGCGGCGCATGCCGATCGGCCACCCGCCGTTTCTCAACCGGCATCTGGTCCGGATCCGGATCCAGAAGCCAAAGAACGCCTTTGTGTTGGGCCGGAGCGTCCTCGGCCGCACACCGGTCAAAGCTGTGTCCCGCGAGCCGATTAAAAACTGTTTGAAGGCGCTGAGGGCCGCCAAGAGCGGTGCCACCCAAGGCCGCGTGGACTTCGGGCACAAGCGCATCATCACAATAGACGACAACATCGACATCGATGACGGGATCCGGCTCGGTCAGTTCGTCGATCGAAAGAGGCTGTAACCATGTCCAAGAGACTTCTCCACGCAGAGGCTGAGATCCTTGAACCGAATGACCTCCAGAAGGCGTCGGAAGCCGCTTACGAACAGGCTGAGAACATCACGGGCGGCGCGATCGGCTATCCGAACCATTGGGCGCGGTTTACGATCGAAACGCCCTCGGCCTCGGTTATCCGGATCAAACAGGGGCAGCTCTTCAAGGGCGGCACGATCTATGACCTGGACGAGCCGCACGACGAAGGCCTGACGGGACATCTGCCGACCGTTGCCGGCGACATGAAATATGTCGCGGTGCTGGTGCGCGGCAAAACCGAGACCCTCCAGGAACATCGCTATGTGGAGATCGATGAGGACACGGAAGAGGTCGAGTATATTCCGGTCGCAAAATACCTTGCCAACACCTGCAGCTTTGTCATTCAGGCCGGTGTTGCCTCGCCGACGCCGGTTAAGCCGCCAGTGGACGATAGCGAGTGCTGCATTGCCTATGTCCTTTTGAGCCTGTCCGGCGTTGAGGCCGTTGAAGAGTTTCAAGATGACCGGGTGAAAACACTCTATGAGGTTGAAGGCCGTGTCCGGGTTCTCGAAGCCCAGATGGCCGCGATCTATGCGCGGACGCTGACCTTGGAAACGGATCTGGCAAACGTCCAGGCCGATCTCAAGAACTACGCTTCCCGCAATGCGGTCCGCCAGCTGCAGGAAGACATGGCCCAGGCGCGCAAGATCATTGATCTGCCGGACGCCGCCCGGGCTTACTTTTACGATCCCGCTCTTGTCGACTGGGCCTGGTCGAAATCCCATGCCTCATGGGATGCCCGCGTGGATGAAGGGATCCGCTTTCCGTTTGATGCCTTTCAGGATGCTCAGCTGACCGTTCAAAACCCGGAACAAAGCGACATCAAGATCGTCAACGGTGTGATGATGTTGAACTGGGTCGAAACCACCATCATTGAAGTCGATGGCCCCGGATCCACCCGCGACATTTCCAACATCGTCCATGAAGAAACCACGCTCGTGGCGCGGCACGTTTCTCGATCGAGTGTGAGTTATGGCCCGACTGTCGCCTTTTGCGGCAACACACAGGAACTGGCCGGATATGAAAGCTCCGTTAGCGGTCAAACCTTCCAGGCCAATGGCGAGACGTTCCAGAACATGGGGCCGATCAATGCGCAGTTCTCAGGGGACAGCGTTGATCTCAGCGACTTCAACGCCACGCATGGCGGTGGGTATGACCTTGATATGGTCGTGCTCCACAACAGCCAGATCGGGCAATCCGGCAACCGTGTGATCAATGCAGCCCGGACGGTTCAGGTGAACTCCTGGACGGAAACCCATTGGGATGAGGTCACCACCACTTACAGCGTCAACGGCTCCATTTATTCGCAGACCTTCCCGATCAGTCAGGCGATGATCCTGACATCGATCGATCTGAAGTTCTCCCGCGTCGGTGGCAGCGGCGATGTCACCTTGTTTTTCTGTGAAGCCGATGTCTCGGGCGATCCGTTGCTGACCAAGGTGATTGCCCAATCGACCGTCTCTCATGCGGATCTTGCCGAGGGTTGGGTGAACTTCCCGTTTGAACCTCGCTACTTGCCACCCGGCAAGCGCTATTCCTGGGCAACCTCCACTGCTGGCAACCATGCTTTGCACACCGCCACCGGCAACATCTTCACGGGCGGCACCTTGGGCTGGAGTACGGATGGTGTTTGGTCCCAAGGCTCGCCGGAAGAGGATTTTTGCTTCCGTCTGAACGGCACGCTGCACACCCACACGCAAGCGCGTGTCTTGTTCAATCCGCTGAACCTGCCGGGTGGCATGACGCAGATCAAGCTGCTTTATGAGGCGTTCACGCCGGATGGCACGTCCATGATCTGGCGCGTTCGAACCTCTCCCGACCATCCATGGCAGGCAATCCAGGCGGAGACCACCGCCCAGCCAAATCCGCTCCGCGGCTTGCCGGAAACCTGTCAGCTGGAATTGAGAATGATCGGTCTTGGCGGTCTCTCTCCCGCACTGCTTTTGAATGAGTATGCGCGCGGCGAAGCGCACCGGCACAAGTTCAACGGCCGGGGCATCACCAAGGAACTGGAGTTCGGCTACGCAACCACAACGCTCGATGTCAAATGGGTACTGGATCAGTTTGACCCGGCGCTCCACACCGCGACACCGAAAGTCATGGTGGCCGGGGTCGAATATGAGGCGGATGCGGACTCCTTGGTCCGCGATGTCCAAAGGCCAACACGCTTTATCCTGCGGGCTGAATTCACCGTGCCGGAAACCGACCGGGCGCGCAGCATTCTCGATATGACAACCACCGATATTGAAGCTGTGTATTTCGTCGAAAACACCGCTCTTTTCGCAACTTGAGGTGAGAGATGACGCCTGAAGCTATTCAAGACGGTGTGACCTACACCGTAACCCTTTTAAAGGTCGTTGAACGCGGTCACCGCAAGTATCTGCCACGGGCGCAAAACCGCTTCAAAGGCCGCGTGCTGAAGGAAATCGCCGCGAACCACGGCTGGGAGGTGTTCGGTGACATCCAACCTGCCTGAAGAGCAGCATGATTTTGTAGCGCCGCTGAAGTTTGAAATCACGCGAGCCGCTTGGGATGCGGTCATTCCGGTCATCACGCGACGTGTGCGGGCATTGGAAGGGACGGTCGCCGATTATCATGCCGTGATCGCCCTGTTGGAAACACACGCGCTCACCGTGATCTCTGACACCATTACGGCCGAGATCAATGTCCGCCGTGCCGAGCTTGAGGCTCTATCGGCAGATGCCGCCGCTCTAACAGATGAGATAGCATTTATCCGCGCCGGCGGCATTGATGGCGGGCGCGTTACTCTCTCGAACATTGTGGATCTTGCGGCAACTAACGTTCAAGACGCAATTGCTGAGCTGCTGGCTGAAATTCAGGCTGCGAAAAATGAGTTTGCCAACCTAAAGCCCATCCAGTTTGAGGGGGTTTCAGTTGATACTGACCTCGTTGCGGGCAAGCCCTACCGGCTTCTTGAACACACCATAAAGGTCACGCTTCCCGGAAACCCCGAATTCGGAGACTCCATCCGCATCTTGGATGGCGAAGTCTTGAGCCCCGACACCATGGTCACATTGGCCCACAACGGCAATCCACTCATGGGGTTGCTGGAAGACATGAACCTCAACATCGCCGGGCTTGATGTCATCGTGTGGTGGAACGGCACGGACTGGAGACTGTTCTAATGAGCAACATTTCTGATTTTATCGGCGGTGGCGGCGGTGGCGGCATCGCGAACGGTCGCGGCCTTGTGCGCTTGCGCCGCGTCCTGATGACCAGCGGCAATTTCGTTGTTCCTGCGGGCGTAACCCGTCTTGAATTTCACGCCTTCGGCGGCGGCGGCGGCGGTAGCGCTGGTTCAAGCTGGCGGAATGGCGGCGGCGGTGGTGCCGGGGCTGCTGGTGGCTTCATCGACGTCAATCCTGGAGACATGCTTGAGATAACCTACGGCAACGGCGGCGCAAAAGGGAGTGGCGGCACTGGAGGTGCGGGCGGAACGACGATCGTTACGCTTGCTGGCGTCACTTTGGCGACTTGCTCCGGCGGCGCTGGCGGTGGAGACGCAAACAATGCAAGCCTCGCCGCAAACGGCGGGACGGGGGTGATTCATGCATCCGTGCTAATGGGTTGGTCAGCCCCTGGCGGCAAGGGCGGGTACACAACACAAGCGGGAAGTACCAGCGGCGGATTCGGCGGTGGCGGTTCCGGGTCGATTTTTGGCGCAGGCGGCAACGGCGGCTTTGCGACAAGCCTTAACTGCCGGGGAGGCACCGGCGGTGGCGGTTGGGGAGGCCGCGGCGGCAACCTGATTGCGTATACCACATCAGACAGTGTG